CCGTTACCATCCTGCCCTTCATGACCACAGTAGTAACACACATAACCATCACGCGCTAATACTCGAAGGCGTACTTCTTTATACTTCCTCGATAGTCGAGGATCGCCTTTCTTTGTTGGCATTACTGCCACCCCTTACGCTGTAAGTGTGCTAATGCTGCACAATAGTTAGGCTCATCATAGCGTGTCACTCCGTATCTATGGCTCACATACTTCCAATACCAGTAGAACTGGTAGTCGTATGGTGCGCCTTTAAGGCTAATACTTCTGCCTTGATAATAACCATAGTGTGATCCATTAACTGCATCTATTCGATTATTACTTTCAAGGAATGTAATTCGATTATGACAAGATTCTTGTTTCTCAGTTAATTGGTAATCAGCTAATGAATGTAAATCTTTATATGGCATTATTGAGCCTTGACCTACTGCAGTAGTCTGCATAGATAGAGCTATCCCAATAGCAACGGCTACCCCCCGAGCTAACCGCTTCAGCGGCTCGGGGTGAGCCTTTTTAGAGGCTCTAGCCTGTAGCGTACCATAAGTGTCAAATACAAAATTAAAAGTGCTGGTCAGAACGGCGTTTTGTTTCACAGTAATCTCCTTTTCACAGGCTGTGGATTAAAACTTCCCAAATGTGGATAACTATTTATCGGTGCTGTAGAACCCGCTTCCCTTGAATATCACGCTGGGTACAGAGCTATAAACCTTCCTCATTGACTCGCCGCAGAACGGGCAGTCTAGATCGTGTGGCTCTGCAATTTTATATTCTTTTTCATATCGAGCATTGGCTTCGCATCGTTCGTTGTTGCACTCGAACTCATAGATTGGCATTAGATAACCAACACGTTCTGCATGGTATTTCCTTTAACTTCCAAGACCCACACGATGTGCATCTTTCAGGCTCTAATTCTACCGAATCTTTCTGAATATCTCCGTATCCTGCATTCAGCAATAGATTAACCAAGTCTTGAAATCGCATGAAGGCTAAATACTCAGCAGCATTTTCTCCTTGTCCGTTCATGCGACACACCACAGCACTCAGCTCTTTGCCTTGCGCTCGCTTCTCCACTTGCTTAATCCATTGGAGGGGTTGGAACTCAGACCGCGCCTTTATCTCAATGTCGAACGGGACATTGTGAATGTCTTTGCCAGCCCCTCGACCAATGCTTGCGCTTCTCCACCATTGCTGTAAATAGGAGACAATTACACGCTCGGTTCGCAAGCCTCGATCTTTTCTGTGTCGTGTCATTATAGTGAATTTACTATAGCCCTAGTCGAGCGGAGGATGTCCCAAATCTTCACATGAATCTGGGTTCATGCTCTACCTGCTGAATTTACTGTGTGACACGCTTCGCACGTCCACTCTTTCAATAACCATCTATCTCTAATTTGTTGTGCATTTGGGAATTTGTTGCACATTTGGCAGATTAACTGAAAACCAAGTTCCTCAAGTGTTTTTGCATTTTCTCTTAAATTGGCTTCTTGTTCAGCGGTTGGGAATGATTCCCATTCTCCATCTTGATTAAGGAATTGAATGTGTCCCATTATCGCTTCACCTGTTGTTTCCACTTGCCATCGCTACCAATCTCATACCAAATTGGATCGCATGGAATCTCACCGCCCGGCATCGAGCGGCTTGCTTGAACTGGGCATCTAAAGTGAGCCCATTGTTTCCCATTTTTGCCAGTACCAGTTTTCCATATCATCTCGCCATGCTTGCAGCGTTGTATGTCCGATTCCGTTGTGCCACCAAGTTCTGATTTCACCATCGCGACTGCATCGTCCAATGTCGCAACTGGCAATCGATCCTTGATTGTCCATGGATCATCCTCTACCGGTACAGGGATATATTCCTGAGCTGTTTGAGCCATCTTTGCTTTTGTTTGCTCAATTAATTGTTCGTTGTTTTTCGCCGCTGCAACTTTGACCATCTCTTGTCGTGAAGCTCGTTTACCTTTAGTGGCGTATCCTGCATTAGCCAATGCTCGACCAATAGCAGAAGTCTCGCAGTTTTCAAGCGCAGAAGTAGCATTAACGCCTCGACCCTGTATGGTTTCCTCAGCAAGTCCAGTAGTCCACGGCCTTGCATCAGCCTCAGTTCGATAAATGGCAGCCTCGACAATAAATCGTCCAGAGTTATGCTCCAAAAGTTTCGTGTGTATTTGGCCATCTGGGTGATCCTTCCAAAATTTAATTAAGCGTTCCTCAACAGTCTCATAATCCTCAAGATTAAACATTTTCATTTACCCCTTCATCCGGACAGGATGCAAAATAAAAGCAAGGGCATTCCTCAACTGAAAATTCACCATTACACATAAAGTTCATTCTCCTCTGTGTGCAGTTGTCCTGCTATTGCAACGTACGCTGCAAGATCGAGGTAAGTGTCATTGCTTGGAGTTTCCATACTCCTTGCTGCTTTGACCAATGCCATACACATCGCAACCTGATAATCAGTAATCGGCATTTCAAGGTATGCGCTCCAGAGTGCGGCTGTTCGCTGCATATTGTCGCTTGGGTGTCCATACACCATTCCTCTTTGCTGGATGGTTGCTTTTGCTGAATCGAGGTATTCACTAGCTCTCACTTTCCCACCTGCCGAAAGTTGCGTTCCAACTTCTCATAGTGATAGCGAACTGCCTTACGTCCATCCACATAACCAGTTGCGTAGCCTGATTTATAACCCAACCACAACATCAAGACGCATACTGCAAAAGTAATTATTTGACCAATTGTCATTTATAGCCCTTCTGTAGGTGTCAGGCTGGTTCTAGACCTACTTTGCCATTGGGCATTTCGCCAGCCTGACCCGAGAAGTATTACATCAAGCGCAGCCGACACCCGCCACATTTTGATAACGAAACGATAACGAATTCATCCACAGATTCGTCATCTATGTCTGGGATGGCAATGCTAACGGGCGCGTCCATAGACTTTGCCCTGCACAATAAACGTGCCGTTCTTTTCGATGTTAATGAGATCGACTTGGACATTGTTGCCCTGCACATACATGATTGCAAAAGCTTGCTGCCAGTTAAAAGTCCCTTTTGTGTAGGCTGCCTGACGGGTATCCATCAGATGCCCCACCTCAACACCATGCAAAACACGCCCTACACGACCCCCAGAAGCCTCTGTGAACGCCGAACGCCCCGCCCTGTGGGTGTGCCCACTCACCACGTTCTTTCCGTGTCTCCTAGCGGCTTCTAGGGCACTTAAACCCCCATGTGGCTTGATAGGCGTATGGTCGCCATGAACTGCTATCCAGTTGGGTGCTATCTGCATGGGATTCTTGTGGAAGGTAATGCCCAGTTCATCGAACTTCATAAACTTCTCAAAGCGCAGCTCAGGCAACGACAAGAAACTAGGGATTTTTTTCATGATGATGTTATACAGGCGGTCTGTGTGATTTGACCGAATGCAGTCAGTAACGCCTAATTCCCAAAGCAAGTCCACGCAGCGGTCACGATCCTCACCAAGAACCATGTCATAAGCTGCTGGAGTACCTTCCGACCACTTGCTGATGGTTTGAAAATCTATCTCATCGCCAATGGTAACTGTCTGGTCTGGCTTAAATTTTTTAAGAAAAGCAATGATGTTACGGGTGACGTGTTCATCCTCGAACGGGACTTGCAAGTCACTTAAAATAACGATCCGCTTAATCGTCATCCTCATATTCGTCAGGGTCTATGCTGCCAATCTTTTCTATTGGCTTGGCTGGCAGTATCCAGTCAGGATAGGCGTCTTTGTCCATGACAAGAGCTAAAGCAATGTCAGTAGTGAACCCTGCTTTTCTTAACGCAGTCCACATCTCGTGGAGACAAATAGCCCAAGCATCAAGAGCGTTATATGTGTCTAGGTCTATGACTTTTTTCTTAGCCATGAGATAAGTGTTACTTACCTAACAACTCGATTATGGTATCGACACGCGCTTCGAGGCGATTCACTTGGTCTTTGATACTAGAACCGCCGTTGGGCTTGAGTTCAGTCAAATAATGCTTAATCATAAATTGCGTGTATGCAGCAATACCACCAAGAATAGTGCCGACACCCACAAGCAAAGCAACGAAGGCTTCAACTGTCACTTTTTCGGGGTTGCGTATCCAAATACGCCCGCTAGGACAGCCCAGAGAACTGCACGATAATCGAGTGAGAAATTGCTTGCTGCCCACGCTGAGAGAAATGCTCCTGCTGTGAGGATTGCTGGGTTTTTCATGTTCATACGCTGCCGCCTATCATCGGGATATCAAAGAACGAACCATCGTGGTCGCCTTTTTTAGTGAAAGAAACATGGCAATGATGGTTGTGCGGATTGCTTCCTTTATATTTTCTCCAGCGAAAGCCCATTCGAGATGACGCGATCTTTCCGTTAAAGATGACGTAAGCAATTCGCTTATCGCTTCTTGCTGCGAGACGAATCTGGTCTGCAAGATAAGGCATGAGGTCGGGCTCTTTTGCTCCAGATAGATTCCTTGTAATGTCGAGTGCCCGAACGATTCCGCTATCA